CTCATTCAAGTCACCAATGTTTGATGGATTGTAATGGAATAAGTTGTCATCAACTAAATTCTTAGTTAAGTAGTTGAAATTCTCACGACCAGTGAAACAAATGAAATCAGAAGCCTCAGCAACATTTGCTGGAGTTTCAATGAAACAATTGTAGAATACATCAAATGCATTAGATGCAGAGATTGATGCAACAGATGTAGTGTTCAAATTAACACAACCATTTGCAGTCGTTAAGAATTGACGGAATCCATTCATCTTAGCCAAGTTACCGGATCCAGAAACTTTGTTTCCTTTCCAGATTAATTTATCCAATTCAAATGAATGTAACTGCAATAAATAGCTGATGATTTGTTGCTCAAATGGAAGAGTCTTATCTTCTGCAGATGCACCTGGACGTAATCCTAACTGAGTCCAAAAACCATCAAGGTCTTTTTGACAGAAAGATTTCATATATCCAAGAGTCTCAACTGCGATTGCACGATCAGTGAATACAGTGTCTCCATCTGGAGTCATTGTACAATCACCATCCTGGTAAACAATTGAATCATTCGTTAATTTCAATTCTTGAGATCCTTTGATCCCTTGCTGAATTGTTACATATTGTAATGTGCGAGCTTCAGTAACTGACTTAACAATTAAGTCCTCTCTTTGCTCATCAACATAAGCGGCAAGACCAGAAACATCCCAGTCAAACTTGCCTTTAAGATACTTTTTTAATGACATTTTTATTAGATTTTATTACGTTTCAAAAACAGTTGTCTGGCTGTCAAGTTGCCAACTTTGCTGAATTTTTCAGCTTCTTTGGTTTCCACAGATGGTTGAGCTTTGAAAGCCTCGAATTCACTTTTCAATGAACTCAACTCATTAACCAATGTTGCGTTATTTTCTGCAATAGCCTTAGTCATTTCTGCTAAGCCTTCGACAGCTTTTGAGAACGCCTCAAGTTTTGCATTTACAATTGATTCAACTTGCTCTGCACTCATTGACTCAGCACTTGTTTCCTCAACAGCAACCTCTCCATCTCCTTCATTTTCTCTCTCATCAATTATCTCTGTGATGATACCTTCTGCATCAACCACAATTGATACACCGGCAAGTTCACCAGATAATGAATGAGTTCCTTCTGGAGCTGGAATCATTTCGCCATCAGCAACAACAAATACTGGCATGCCAACCTCAAGAGCTTCATACTCTATCACAGTTGTGCCATCAGCCAAAGTTGCTTGTTCAAATCTTTCAACGCTTTTTGAGAATTGTGCTTTCATTTCAGCAATCAATTCCTTAATAGTTTGTAATTCTTTGTTCATGTTTATTATAATTTATTGTTCGAAAATACCTAACTCTTTGAGCTTAGCCTCTGCCCATCTCTTTGCAGCAAGTCCACCCCATAATAAATACGAGATTGTTCCACATGCTGAATTGTCATCTGGATTATAATATTCCTCTGCTCTTGACAGATATGAATACATCCTCTTGATGATGGCCACAGATACCGTTTGCTTGTTTGCCAAAGTCGTTGCTCTTAATCTGCCAACTCTGGTTGCACATTTATTTCCATACTTTTGATTGAGCTCAATTCCTTTCTTGGCATTGTTGCTCACAGCTTCTGGATAGTCATTATAAAATCGGATGTATTCCTGGACTGATTTAAGCTCTTGATAAATGTAAGCGAATTCATGCTCCCATCCTTTGCCAGTTTCAAGCAATTGGAATACACCCTCAATTGAGAAGCCAGTAAACATTCCAGCCTTGGCTGCCTCATATACATCCTTGTTGGTTACTTTGTAACTCACAATCCATGATCCATCATTCTCTTTGTTGAATCTTTCTGGAGCTGTGAATCCTTTTGCATCATCAATGATATAACTCATGATCATATAGATTCCATCAACCACTCTCTTGCTGTCATGCTCAAGATTTACATTGTTGAAATTATCTCTGCGAGCATAGTCAAATACAATATCCTTGATTGCTTGCTTTGAAAAGTTCACATAATACTCTTCATTAGTCTGAGGATCTCTTCGATATATGGGAGTATCTGCAGATATAGCAACTCCAGTGATGACTTGCTCCTCATCATTGAATTGATAAGCAATCTTTTTGCTGAATGTCTCAAATGATTTCTCATGTGCTGGATTGGCTACCAATGAATTGAATGATACTGTTGTTTCTGGATCATCAAGATCAATCACAATATCATAAAGAGGTAATTCTCTAATCATAAATATTATGTAATTTTGTTCGAAATGGTTTTCGTTTATCCATATCATAGTAAGGCTGAATCTGACTTTGAAATAACTCAATCAATCAGACTTGTTAAGCTTGTTTATCCAGATGCTGAGATATGGACCATTGGTAAAGCCATTGATGGAGTCAATAATCTTCCATGCAATCAGCACAATAATATCAGAGGCTGTGATGTTACCAATAGAATTCTGACTTTTGCCCGGAAGATTGGAGGAGATTTCATCTATATGAACAAAGATTTCTTTATCACAAAATCATGGCAACCTCATGTGGCCATTAATATGGGATCCATCATTGTTAATCCAGAGCATCCACCCCATACTCAGATTGCTCAACAAAATACTCTTGAATTCCTTAAGCATAACAACTTCACAGCTTATAACTATGAGACACATACACCAGTTATGATGAACAGCAAAAAGTTGATTGATTTATTTGACAATATAAACTGGCAGAATGACAACCATTTCATCAAATCAATTTATTGTAATGTTTACAAGGTACCCTCAAAGGAAGGATTCAATTGTAAAGTCTCAGTTCCAAACATTTACAAAGTTAAAGAATTGATAATCTTGCAAGGATGCTTCTCAACTGGTGATGCTTTCTGGAATGTATCCAGGACAGAATGGTTTAAAACGTGGTTTTAGCTTCTTGTAATTGTACCTTATTCTGTGTTCCTGTAATATCAGACTCCAACACTACCACTTGACTGACAGGAATATTATTCCCTTGTCCAAGGCCCAATGTTGTCAGATCAGTTTGTTGAGTATTCGTGTTGGCTGTGAATGAACTTGCTCCAGCTCCAGCTGCTCCTCCTCCACCATTTGATAATTGGGGTGCAGTTGGTGCAGATCCAGCTTGATATTTTTGATTCATGATTGCCATTGCTTGAGTAATACCAATCAATGATGCTGATGCAATTGCAGCAATACCAGCTGGAGATGGAGGAGGCCCAAATTGAGCAATCCCCTTCACAATAGCTGATGCTGTATCAATGGCAACTTGAGCAACCTTCAATGCTTTATCTCTGTTGAATTGAGCTTTCTTAATTTTCTCCTCTTGCTCATATGCCTGTAGTTGAACTTGATATTTTTGCTTAGCAAAGTTTTCCTCAATTTGTTTCTTCTGATCAGCTGTCAATCCTTCTTGACTCAATTGAGCTTTTAAATTCTCGTCAAGATTAGCAAGATCTTCATCTCTATTTTTAGCTATTGAATTTAACCTGGCTTTATCAATCTCATTGATAAATGCATTTATCTTCTTAAGTTCATCCAATCCTTTTTGAGCTGCATCAATAGCCTGTGTTACTTTCTTAAGTGATTCCTCTCTGGCTTTAATCTCATTGGCTTTGGCTTGATCATCATACTTCTTGTCAATCTCAGCTCTCTTCTTTCTGTATTCATCTTGAGCTTTTAATTGAGCATCATAATACTCCTCCTCATCAATTGATCCAGCTTTGAATGCTGCCAAGTTCAATGCCTCTTGTTTTTTGTACCACTCATCAAGATCAAGCAATTCATTCTCTCTCTCAGTATTCATGAATCTTGTGATCTGATTTCTCAAATCTTTCTTTCTTGCCTCTTGCTCTGCAATCTTGTCAAGCTCCATTTGATTGTACTTCTCAATGATTGCCATCCTATCAACATTCTCCTGGACCTTGAGCTGATATTCAAGCAATGCATTTCCATGAGCTTGTTCATATTTCTTGTCATAAGAAATGGCTAATAATAAGAGCTCTTTATCTTTGCTCTGTTGCATTAAATCCAAGCTCAATTGATATTGCTCATCTTCTGCCTTGATTCTTTCATCATTGGCTTTCTTTTCAGCCTCTGCCAATTCTTTCAATCGCTTAAGCTCATCCTCTTGTCTCTTCTTAATTTTGGCCTTTCTTTTTTCATAGGCTTTATCTGCCTCATCTTGCCTTCTCTTTTCCTCCTCTATCTGCAAGATGGTTAAATCTTCTGCATTTTTCTTGTTGACTTTGTATTGATCATTGGCATTTTTCTTGGCATCCTTCAATGACTTCTCTAATTTCTTAGCTCTGTCACTATCAGCATCTCCAGTCTTTTTAAGCAATGCAAGCTCTGCCTCATAAGCTGCAATCTTTTCCTTTTGCATTGCAAGTATTGCTCTTCCAGATCTCAATGCAGCCTTGAGTTTTTTCTCCTCCATCTCCTCTGTATTCTTTCCAGCTGCCTGTGCCTTTCTAATTTCAAAGGAAAGATTCTCATCCACAGCTCTTGCTTTCTTTTGCTCAGCTGCAATCTTTTTATTCATCTCTTTCTCTGTGGCATCAGTCTTGGCCTTGGCATTGGCCTTCATCTTGATGGTATTCTGGTCATCAATGATACCTAAGTATTCAAGAGCT